ATATTAGCGTAAGTTAAAGCACTACTCCCCCAGTTAGTCCCATCACTCTGCATTATATTACCTGAAGTGCCAGGTGCTATATTTACTGAATTATATGTTGAAAATCCTTGTGGCGAACCGTGTACCGAATAAAATGAATTAGTGATTGTACCACCGCTTAATGTTGTACCACCTTGACCATTCAAAAACACTATGTTATGGCTTCCACCATCAGTTGTTATAACAGTTATCGAAAAGTATTTTGTAGTCGAAGCATCGGTTAATTTAATCTTCATTCCTCTTGTTAATAAACCTGATATAACTCCAGGTTCAAATATCAACGAACTAGCGTCATTATACGCCCCATTAGGTAGTGTTGACCATCCACCTTGTACTCCCAAGAAACTATCTGCAACCGACTTAGAAGTTAAGAACTTAGCGTCATCTGTGCCAGTATTTACCTCTGTACCGATTGCTTTTACTGGTAATGTTCCTGTGGCTTTAGCGTTTATCTGTGTCTGAATAGCCGAGGTAACCCCATCAACATAGTTTAGTTCTGTTGTGGTTAGGGTTGCCCCATCTAAGATATTAAGTTCTGTCGCAGTAGAAGTTAATGCGACTGCTTCGTTTATCTTAGGAGAAGTTAGGGTTTTGTTAGTTAGGGTATTGGTAGAGGACGCCGTTACTACTGAATCACCAATATACGTCATACCGCCCGAATCATTGATAATAAGGGTAGGATTATTAGCTGCTGAATACGAGGTTAAATTGCCGTTATTGAATACCCAACGGTTACCTGATAGTACGCCTAAATAAGCACCAAACGACGTCATACGGTAACCTGATGATGCGTTGACCGTTCCAGCTAGTGTTATATCGCCTGTGTCTCCTGTAACGGAGAACTTAGATACACCCGCCTTTTTAATGTCAAGTGGATATTGCCCTGCAGCGGAGATGTCAACTACCAAGTTACCAGACATCGTGTCACCAGCCCTCAAGACGTTGAGTGAGGCTGAGCCAGTAGCCGCACCAATAACGGGGGCAGTTAATGTTTTATTAGTCATTGTTTGAGTTCCAGTAAGGTTTGCCGTTACTGAGGTATCTATAGAAATAGTATTGCCTGTTACTGAGATACCAGTTCCAGCTATCGGTGCTCCTGCTGTTGGTATATTTTGGAAAGTTACTACTGTAGTTCCAACAGTAATTGAACCGTTATTTGTACAGAGCCACAAAGTTCCAGTATTAGCAGTACCAGCCTCAACTACAATTAGAGAGTTAGAAAACTCTGTTGATTGGTTCATTGTTATATCACGAGTAAGAACATAAGCCACTCCTACTGCTCCTGCTGTTGTAACTACATAAAGTCCATTGGTATATCCTAAAACTTCATTTTTAACCAAGACATAGTCATTTAAAGCTACTGCTACACCGTCTATGGTTAAGACACCGATTGAAACAGCTGTTAGAGTTGCTCCTACACCTGATGATCCATTGTTATAAATGTTAGATGGTAATACTGTTGTTGTTGCAGTGTGAGCTGATGGTTTAGCTACTAGACCGAGGGCTAGATTATCTACATAAGTTTTAACTGCTTTTTGAGATGATACTTTTACATCAGAGTTACCAGCAAGTGTACCATCAGTATCTAAATAACCTATTGGGATAGAGGATGAGTCTCCTGTATTCGTGCCTGATTGATTACCAATAGTTGTAAGTTGAGCAGCTGATACAAATTTATGGGTTGTACTTGTATCATCTAAATCATCTGGAGTTAAGACTATATTAGAAGACAATGCTTTTGTGTTTACTGTTCTAGAAGTAGGTACACCACCTAAACCACTTAATGTTTGATCACCAGTGTTAGTTCCAGATGTATTACCTATTACTGTCAGTTGTGCATCAGTAACATAATTTTTATTTGTTGAAGCTGCAATATCTGCTGTAGTAGCATCCGCACCACTTGTTACAAGTCCGTCAGTATCATATGTTATTTTTGTCTTAGTTGCACCTGTTATTGCTGTATTAGAATCTAATTTTGCGTTAAGGGCTGTAATTCCAGCTAATCCACCAGCAGGTACGGCTAGACCATCTTTCAAAGTCTTAGAATTAGCACCATTCCATTGAGGTATGTATGAGTCCGTATTAGTTGCAGGGGCTACAACATCGCCACCACCTCCAGCTGTATACTGAGGGATGTTAAGAGTATCTGCTATTAATGTTGAAGCACCAGAAGTTCCGACTGTGGTAAGAGTTATAGTATTTTGTTTACTTGATGATAGACCACTATATTGTGAGTTTGTAGCGTTATCACCAGTATTGGTATTAGTAACAGCATTCAGTGCTGTAATATTAGAATGTATATCAGTTGAATAAGTTCCAGCAGGTTGAAATCCAGTATGTCCACTATCTGAGTATGCTAGATTAGATAATGCAGCGTGGTTAGTTGTTCCACCACCAGTAGAATTAACAATTGGATTAGCAGGGTCAGTGGAATCAACTGTTACATTAGTTCCAGCAACAATAGTTTCAACTACGCCAGTTCCAGAGCCACCTGAAGAACTAACTACACCCTGTTCATCTATTGTTAAGCCTGTGCCTAGTTTAATTCCACCAAGTACATCAGGTTTAGCCATTGGTAGATAATATTCGTGAGCATTCAAACCATTACGACCATTTTGACCATTAAAATAATCTATTCCTAATTGTGGTGTATATCCGTCTTTTGGTTTAGGAACTTTATTAACTACATCTTTAACTAATTTTTCATAATCAATTTCTACGTCTTTTCCATCTTCACCATCTTTAGGTATAGGTATCTGTTTAATAACATCGTTTATTATTGATTTTATTTCTTTATCAGTATAATAATCAACTCCCTTTATTGGAGTCTTTCCGTCTTTTCCATCTTTGGGAACACGAATCTTACTTAATATATTAGCAGATATGTCTTTTATCTCTTTTGCAGTGTAGTAGTCTTTTCCCTTAACTGGAGTATATGCATTTTTTCCTGGTTCTCCATTTTCACCTTTGGCAAATGAGATAGAACTAATAGCCTCTGATAATTTATTAAAGTCAATATTACCAACAACAACATCAATAGGACTTTTGAGTGTAGTAGATATATCTTTGACATCGTTAGCAAGTGCAGTTTCTTTATCTAGTTCAATTTTAGCTAATCTCTTGTCCTTGATTATATCTTTATAGTCCATAGTTTTTTCCTTAGCCCGTATATTGTTATTTTAACACTTTTAATCCATTTTTACAGTAGATAATATTATTATCGGTATTCCAGCAGAAATGTTGAAAACTTTTATTATAGCCACCAGGGATAGTTTCAAACCTAGGATGCCATTGATGTAACGCCTTAATTTCCTCATTTATTTCAAATGGTAGTCCGGCACGTTTCCATCTTGCACCAAAGTCATTATCATCATAGGCATAACCTTTCATAAAGTCTTCATCCCAACCGTTTATCTTTTCAATGTCTGACTTATTGAACATAGCTAGAAAATACATTCCAGGGTCATCGGCACGAAATATTTTATTGACAAGGCTCATTCCCAATGTGCTATCTTCTTTTGCGTCATATACCTGACAAACCACGTTACTTCCGATAAATTCTTCTAATTGTGGCAAAACATCTGTCAAAGGTATAACTTCAGGGCTTGTGATTATTATCTGGTCATACTTAGAGTTACGAACTCCGATATTAAACGCCATTGATGGATTGGTAAACACTTTTAGTTTATAAGGAACTAACTTTACGTCTTTCCATAACTTATATTTATCTAAATACTCTGATACTTCCTTAAACGAACGAGTAGGCATAATAAACTCTTTTTTTTGTGGGTAAGTGTCATAAACAAGTTTAGTATTTTTGAATTGTTCTAAACGATTAGTATCAATAGGCATTATGATGCTAAATGGCATTACTTTATCCAGTCTGGGTGTTCCTGTTGCCATTTAACGGTATTAGTCATTGATTCTTCAAATGATACTGGTGATTTCCAACCTAAAGATTTGAGCTTATTCCCGTCTAGTCCGTAGTGGATGTCGTGGGCAGGATTACTTGCGTGGAAATCTTGCATCCTATAATTTAATGGTTTACCCATAATATCGGCTATCTTCTTAGCTAGTTCTAAGTTATCTAAACAAACATCACCTACTATGTTATAACGGTCTGGGTCGTCTATTTTACCTGTTTCGTGTTTATGTACTGGTAGTTCCCTTAAAATGTAAAGCAGGGCATCTGATGCGTTCCTAGAGTGAATATAGAAGCGTGTACCTATCTCTTTTTCGTTTCCGTGAATAGTTACAAACTTATCTTCATTGAGTGCTTTCTGAACCATTACTGGGAACTTTGAACTTGATTGCATTTCGGAGTAATTATTCATAGTATTCGTAATAATTAGCTTTACATCGCCTGAACGCCAATAACAGTAACAAATATCTTCTGAGGCAGCTTTAGAGGCCGAATAAGCGTTACTTGGTCGGTGTGTCTCCCATTCTTTATGCCCTATTCGTGGAGTCTCAACTGCACCGTAAACTTCATCTGTTGAGAAATATATAAACGCTTCGTGTGGTGTTTCCTTAGCATATTCAAGCATTACTAAAGTTGATTCTATATTGTTTTTAATCACCCAAACAGGATTCTCTACAGAGAAAAATACATCTGACATAGCCGCTAAATGAATAATGTAATCTATATCGCCTATTTCTTTTTTCATAGCAGGATTGATAGGACAAGTTAAGTTATGAGCAATAGTTTTTATTCGTGAGGACCACTCTGGGTGTTCTTTTAATGTAAAGTCAAGTCTATCTTTATAGCCTTTATGTTGGAATGAATCTATCCCGATAATATCCCAATCAGTATTTTTCATTATATGTGCTACTAGGTGAATACCTATACTTCCGCAGACACCAGTACAAAGAACTGTTTTTTTACTCATTATTTCTCATTTATGCTTTCTACTTGAGCTACATATCCCCTGTCGCCCATAGTTTTAATATAATAATCCTTGTAATCGCACCAATTATCTTTATTAGCAAATGTTCTAGCCAAGTCTTCTGTCATATGACCAGATAAATAACCGTGATACTGTATTAATCGACTGAATATTGAATCTTCTTGTAAAGCAGATTTACGACCATCATTCCATTTATAAGGTTCATATCTAAGACCAGCGTCAAATATCTCTCGTTTAATTATATTAGGACCACCAACACAACCAGGCCACGGGTTCAGACACTTTCCATTAATATACATTTCACGGAGTATTGCTTTTGGTGTTTCAATGGCTTCGTGGTCAAGTCCTAGTTGTCCAAGCTCTGGAATAGCTTTAAAATAGCTTTCAGCGTTAATATCCCAACCAGACTTTAATTCCATATCATTATCAAGTCTCATTAAGTGGGTTGCTTCTGGGTATAGTTTGATACCTGTTCCCCAACCTATGTTTGTTGCAGCACCTGGGTATAGGTTTTCATCGTTATAAATAACTAGATCAACTTTGTTTCTACCCTCTAGTGTCTTAAGGTACTCTTTAGTTCCGTCAGTTGAGTCATTATCAACTATTATTAAATAATGTGGAACTTGGATTGTATCCCATAAATAACGTAAAGTTTTTTTCGTATAAGCTAGGCGATTAAAAGTAATTAGCACTATAAGTAGACTAATTCCATATTTATTAGGTTCATCAGTAAAACTTAAAGTAAACCCTGAATTAGTTTTTCTTGCGACTGATTTCATAGAACCTCACTATCATCTATAGTTACATATCGTTTTGGTTGATTAGTAGCCATTTTAAGTTTTATTAATTTACGAGCGTGTGCTTTACCTAGTAGTATTTCATTACCATTGACTACCACTGTAGTAAGATTACCTGTCTCAATTACTGGTAGATTTTTACTCAACGAAAAGAACCTATCTTTTTCGCACTTAGTCCATATCTCTATTTTATGAGCACCGTTATTAGAACCAGCTTGACCTAATGATACTAATTTGCGTTGTTTAATATTATATTTTAGTTTATGGACTGGTATATTCAACTTATAAATATTTATGAAGAAATTAACATCGTGGAATCCATAACCATCTAATGTTTGTGGTTTAATTCCAACGAATTTAATATGACTACCCATATTTCTAGGAGACCATACTATATCTGACCTAAAATAAGGCTTGGATAGTTCGTCAAATACTTCTCGCTTAACTAATGTGCAACCAGTTCCACCGTAAACTATCCTATTTTTAACAGTTAATATAGCACAGTTACCTTTTGCTGATGTTGGGTAATTAACTGTAACTACGGCTTTATCTATATCTAACATATCTTTTAGTATCGTAACTGGTAGAACCATATCATCTTCACAGAACCATAAATGAGTGATTGTGCCGTTTTCTAACGCCCTTTCGGTGGGTTCTTCAAAACACGATGGAATAGGTAGTCCATGAGCAAAGTAAATGATATATGGAATACCTTTTAAGTTATCTAGTAGTTCTTCGGCGGTCCTTGAGAACATTAAGCCACGGCTAGGTAAGATAACTCCAACTTTAATACCTTTATTAGCGTACGACTTCATATTTCCTCCCATCGTTTAAATAAGGTTGATTATTTTCATCATAAGAAATAAACGGTGGTATATCTTCCCAAAACTTTACATTACGGACTCTATTCATAGCACCTCTAAACATCTCAGAGTTTTCAGGTGTAATCATACCAGATACAAGGTCTCTACCTACTATTGTAAGGTCTTTAATATCGTGTGATCCATTATTAGAATGTGCTTCACCAAGTTTAACTAACTTTCTTTGTCCTGCTGTTTCATCCATTACCATAATAGGCATACCAGCCGAGTAAAGAACCATACCAAAGTTAAGGTCGTGTAGTCCATAGAACACTTCAGTTAGGTTTCGTGGCCAGAAATGTATCGTATCAGTATCAATGAATGGGTCAAATGTCCTATTAGTCCGCCATATAGGCTTTTCTAGGCTCTCTAAGACCTCTCTAGCAATTAAGATGAATCCTGTGCCAGTCCAGAACGCAAATCCCTGTGGGTCGTGTAAACAGGTTGAATCACCGTCTTGCTGAAACGGGTAGTCTAACGCAACAACTGGATAATTCTGTGCGAACATCTTTTTAAGTATGCCTTTAGGTATTATCATATCGTCTTCGCATATTAGAACTGCGTAAATGCTATCATCTTTTAATATCTCAGTCGTGGGGTCTTCAAAGCATTGAGGTAGTGGCTTACTATGAGACCAAAATATCTTATAATCGAAGTCTTCTAACTCACCAAGTAATTCTTCAAATGTTTTTGAGAACATAAGTCCCCTAGATGGTAATATTACCCCTAGAGTATTTCGTTCTTTCACTTTAACCCTCTATATCATCAGCAGGTGTGATTAAACCCATATCAGGGTTCTCTGCTCGTAACTCATCAATCAGCTTTTGGATCATCTCAATACCACCTGTGAACTGATTGACTTGGTTCTTTGATTCAGTCATATTCTGGAAACCTTTATTCTTTAGGGCTTCAATAGGACTCTCAGTAAGGCGTACAGCGTGGATAACATCTACCCTTGCTCGCCATTGTGCTGCTTTAAGTTCGTGTAATTGTGCCTCAAGGAACGCAATCTTTTGGCGTGGGTGAAGTTCAATATTCTTAGGTATTTTGAACTCTTTAACTGTTGCTTTGTCTACTGCTAGTGGACTTTTCATCTGTTACTCCTTATTTATATAGTTCTATTATACCACTTTAGGTTAAAATAAGTGTAACTTTTTATACAACAACTATATATAAAAGAAATAGCCCCGTAGGGCTAATCTTAGTTCTGTTCAGGTGTCTTTCTCTTAAGTCTTTTGATAAGGCTTGCAGGTGTTTTAAGCTGCGTTGGCAAGTCTAGTTTACCGCCTTTGTTCTTCTTTCCAAAATCTTTAGTTTTACCCATTACTTTTTACCGTGCTTGTTGTTAGTACCTGATACTGGATAATCTTCAACATTACGAAACTTATTAGCAGTCTTAGCTGATGCTATTTCAGTATCTATTTTCACCCACATATCATTGTCATTAAGACCCTGATTGGCAGGTAATGCCCTAGTCTTGTCCTCTATTTGTTTTGGTGTGTCCCCGATTGCGTCTGGTTTAATTAGTTGTGCCATAATTTTCTCCTTGTAGTTACATTATACCACAAAACTACGTTCTTTGGCCACCGATTACAAACGACCCATACATTTTTAGTTCTTTATCGCGTCTAGCCTTGATAGCTTCTTCTAGCGTCTTAAATGAGCCTAAGTGAGACTTCTTACAATTGACATATACATGTGCTGTATAATGACCATTTCGTTTGTCTAATAACACACCACGATGGCCGCTCTTATTATCAACACGCAATTTAGCGTTGGCTAAGTTTTGAGACATTGTGCATAACCTTAGATTACCTCTAGTGCAATCTAACTTAACGCCAGATATATGATCAACATATTCTTTAGACGTTAGTTCACGACCCAATTTTCTAGACATAACATAACGGTGAAGCAGTAGGGCTTTTGTATTTCTTGGCTTTCTTTGTGCATAGCCATTAGTACCAAAATACCACTTCAAATCATTACTATCTATATCGTCTATTATTGCTACTTTGCCTTGTGTTAATTTTAATATCATAGGTAATCTCCTTATACTATATAACTATATTAGCACATCAACATATTTAAGTAAACAAAAAGAACCCCGTAGGGTTCTAATTGCATAAACATATCTGTTAACTATGATTTTAGTACGAAACCAAAACCACTTCTTAACTGAGTATGCCCAAAAAGTACATCGACTGTTACTAACCAACCTAGATATTCTTGTTTGTATTGAGCTTGTGTGCGAGGTTGTAGCTGCATAGCAACTGCCCAAGCGTCTTTGTGGAAGAACAAGTGATTGTATTCATCAGTTGCAGTATCTAGATAAACTAGGTTCTGGCTCATAAATACTTTAGCACCGTAAATGCTTCCGATTTGACCGCTTGCAATACTGTTAGCAGTACCGCCGACACCTAGGGAATCGTAGCGTACATACTTGTCGATTGCTAATAGTTCTGCTTCACCTTTAGGGTGAACAACAATTGAACGATCACTTCGAGGAGCTTTGTTCTCACTTAGGTAACGGTTTACTGTCAAGATTAAGTTATCACTTAATGCTGTACCGTAAGCACCGTACTTGGTGAATGCTGTGGTCATACCTGTTGCGATTGCACCATCAACTTTTTCGGCGATTGCATAAGCAGCAGCTTGTGTGTAGTCACTTCGCAATTCGTAAGCTGATTGAATTTTAGCCAAGTCTTCTACGATGAATGAACTCTCATAATGTTGGTTCAAAGTGATTGTTGTCTTAGTTTCCGTGTTGTAGTTCAATGTAACTACTGTGTTAGCAGTTTTAGGGTTTGCAGAGATAGCTGAAACGTTTGGAATTTCCAAAGTCTGACCGCTTGATTGTACATCTGCATCGTAGTGTTTAATAAGAGGTAAAAGTACTAAGTTTGATTTAACAAACATTAATGCTTCTTTGCTCCAAATGTTTGGTCGGAATACATTGGCAACTGTGCCTGTAATACCGACGTTTCCTGATCCGTATGCTCCTGTTACTGTCATATTGTTAATTCTTCTTTCTTAAAGGTTAATTAGCCACGCATAGCCCTATTAATCGCATCGTAGTTAGATTCAAACCATTTCTGGTCGTGGGTATCTACCATTTGAGTAACATTTTGCGGGGTAATAGTGTTACTTGTCATAGACGAAGTTACAGCATTACCGGTGGGTACTGCGGCTTGTTGCTTATGGGCTAGAGATTCGAGTGCTTCTCGTTTCCCTTGTGACTTTACAGCTCCTTGGTTACTTTGTGCCGCCATTGCATAACTAGCTTTTAAGATAGCTTCTGGTGTTCCATATAATCCCGCTTCTGTAGCGATACGAGCCATTTCTGATTCATATTGCTGTGCATCTGGGTTAGCGTCCCAAAAATCACGAATAGAAGATTTAACCTCCATACTCATTAGTCTTTTTAGAACTTCTGGATTATCACCTGTTGCATTAGCTTGCCTTTGTGCTGCCTCGTCACCCATAGATGACATCGTGCGTTCTAGCTCGCTTGCCTTAGTTGCTTTGTTGTGCATTGCTTTTTCGGCATTCATTGCCATTTTAGCTAATTTCTTAGCGTTGTCGCTGTCGAGAGTAACACCTTTAGCGGTAGCAAACTTCGTAAGTTGTTCGTCTTCATCAGACGGCTCACTTGTTGCTTCCTGTGTGTTCTCGGTCTCGGTGGTTTCGACTGCCGCCGACGCTGATTCTGTGTCGTCTGGTTGTGAAATTGCCTGTCCTTGGTCATCAATAGCGATGCCTTGAACAGTCTGAACTTCGCCAGTATCAACAGGAGCGTTGGTTGTGGTTGTTTCTTCCATCTTGTACCTTTCTTTTAGTCACCAGCCCTGACAGTAGTTCGGATTTCAACACGGGCTAGTGTTAATAATATTGCCGAACCACTGTCAGGAATGATTACTCGATAGACTTACCTTTCTTCATTACTGTTGTAACACTTGTTATATGATTTAATACTTCTCTACAACCTTTTGCTGATTGGACCAAATCCCTAGAAAACTCTGGTAATTGCTCTGCCTGTTTATGGTAATTATCTATAATAATAGTTACAGCCGCTAGGAAATGACGGCCGGCATCACTTTTATAAAAGAATTGGTCATAAGCAGGTTTTAGTTGTTCCTGGTTCATTACATACCTGCCTTTGCTCGCATCTCTTGTAATTTCTGGACTTTCATAGCCAAATCAACATTGTGTTTTTCATCTGCTTGTGTCATTTTCTGCTCAGCCATCATCTGTGCTGGGTCTGGTGCTGGTGGTTGCATTGGTGCTTGTCCCATACCAGGTTGTCCTCCCATTTCAGGTATCATTCCAGCCATCTCAGGTGGCATACCGCCCATATCCTGGGGTTTAGCAATAAGAGTTTCTACTTCGTCTGGGTCAAGGTCAAAACCTTTAGATAACATCATCTTCTTTAGTTCAAGTTGGTTAATATCTGGGTCTCCTAGTAATGCACCAAACATTTCTTTCATTATATTAATGTCTTGTTGTTTCTCATTGTTAATAGTTGCCTCAAGTTGCACTCGTGGTTCATAATCGCCATCAAACTCTGCTGGGTCAAATTGTTCCCATCTTGCACCGTCTTTACCTATAATACGAACCATCATAGGTTCAGTGACATATAGTTGTATCATTCTAAAGACAATCTTAGCCATACGGTAGAAGTAACCGTTCTCAATCTGTGTAACCTTTAGACCAAACCTCATACCAGCACCAGCAACTTGAGCATTAATCTCAGTAGCAGTAGATTTACCACCTTGTTGATTTACACCTTTAACTACTTCACTTGACGCAGTAGTTTCACGAATCTCATTCTTGATGTTTTGTCTCTCAAGGAAAGCATCAGGTGGGATTGGTCGTTGTTGAATAGGTTGTAAAGCATTGGCTTCTACTGGGTAAACTGCACCTGGTAAGTTCTCAATCTCACCTAATAAATGGGCATACTTAGGGTCAAGTGTATACATCTGGTTTAAAGTATAGGTGATAGAATCAATGTTCTGATTTGTAATATCATTTAGCAGTTCTTGCTCGTCACCTATAATATCAAGTTCACCTTTGGCATAGAATAGTGATTCATCTACATAATCCCTAGCATCAGCAAAAGGTAATAGACCTTGTGGATACTTTGAACCATTGGCACGATCTTTAGACTTATAGTAATTCTCGGAGTCTTCAATAACAACCATACGATTGGCTACTGATATAGTCTTATCTACTGTCCAGTATTCAATAACTTCAATCTGCTTAGTATTAGGTTCGCTTACTGTTGATCCGTACCAAAGGTCTTTCTCTTGTTTATCTGTATTCTCGCCTTTTGTACCATCTATAATCTGTTCAAGATTAGTATATTTCTTTTTCATTGGATAATTACCATCAAGGTCTAGCTTTTTGTTAAAGTCTACAATCTCAAATGATTCTAGTTCCTCTTTAGTAGTTAAGAAGCGTCGACCACAGAAACCTGTGCAATATTCATCTAATGAAGAAGCAGTAGGGCTGATAAAGAAATCCCTAATAGGAACATTTAATAGGCGTGGGTGGTCTTTATCCCAAAAGAAGTAATCAACAGCCGTTCCAAGTTTAAACATATTACGACCTGTGTTAATAATTTTAAGTGACCATTGGTCTTTATCCCAGTAATAATCTAGTAATGAATTAAGAATATCAGTTGGTTGGTCTTGTTTCTCTTGTGGTGCTAGAAAAGCAAACTTAGGTTTAGAACCAAACAATCCAGATGTAAGTGTTTCAACAGTAGAGAATGACATAGGAACAAACGTATCAGTAATACCAACATAACCACGTTTAATACGGTTACCATTATAAAGGAATTGATTATTCTGCCAGCGATTATGCCAAGCACCTTGAGTATATTCCCACGATGAGTCAAAGTCATTAATTACTTGGTTTAAAGTGTCGGGCTTAGATTGTGTTGATTTATTATCCATTCTATTTCCTTAGCCCGTATCCGATAATTGTATTATACTATATAACTCGCTTATGCAATAGTGTAATTATAAATAGTGCTGGGTTCGGATACAGAGCGTTAATGCTATGTCCCAGCACTAATAATACCCACCCTATCTATTCATGTTCTTCCTCTGTAACATATCTTTAGGCTTATGAGCGTGTATAACAGTCGTGGTGCCACGAAGTCCATCAAAACCGTATCGAACAGAATCTAAGAAGTGATTCCATAAATCAATCGGTTTGTTTAGTATATTTCCATCTCGGTCAGTGTCCCACATATAATTACGGTATTCTTTAATACCATTAACAGAACGCTGCGTAATACTTATACGTTGGTCTTGAACGTATTGAATACCCTGATTAACTGAACCCTGTCCTTTAATACAAGGTAGTATGTTTACACCATATAATTTAATCTCATCAATACTCTTAGGCTCGGCTGAATCAGCCATTATAAGTGCAGATGGTTGATTCTTAATGATGTCTACTATCTGTTTATTGCTTAATCCTTTTTGGTAGCATACTTCGTCGAGTATGTAACCACCATTGTAATAGTATATAGCCACAATAGATGTAGGATCATTAGAATAACCAAAGTCTAATCCATATCGTTCTAACCGGGCTTCGTGTGGTATCGTGTCAATTATCTGCCAGTCCTTAAATATTTTACCCTCGACTTCACCCAATTGACCAAGACCATAAACAGTCCACCAGTTCTTATTGCCCATACGAGCTTCAATAGATTCTACAATAGATTTAGCTAATCCCTCGTTATCCTTATAAGTTAGGATAATAAAGTCAACATCTGGTCGTTGTATTAGATCATCATAGAACCAAAAAGAATTAGTTGGATTCCAGTCAAGCCACATCTCCTCTTTAGTACGAACCTCTAATTGTTCAAATGTTTCTTTTGGTATGTTGTTAGCTTCGTTAATAAATCCCCTATCTCGTCTTGGACCACGAACCTTATGCGGCATATCTAGTGAGAAAAACTCTATCTTACTTCCTGATTCAAATGTATAAGTAAAGTCTGTCTTGTTCCATAACTCAGGTTTAAAGTAACCGGTGTCTTCCATTATGTCCAGGAAGTCCCTGATACAGCCACGCTTTAGGTGGGGCATTGATTCACTCATTATTGAAGTAAGGGTAGGTCGTTTGTCTGATTGGGCTTTATCTATGAGGATTTGAATGATTGAGATTGTCTTACCGGCACTCGTACCACCAGCTACGCCTTTTATTCTGCGTTGTAGTTTGATTAGTTTGTTTGTGGCTGTAGTCTCAATATACTTCATTTATATCATCCCAGTATAGTTATTTTGGCTATAATTGGTACTGGGCTGTGAATATGACATCCCAATGCCCTTTTTTAATTGTCAATTATATCATCGTTGATATTAGTTCGGCTTAAGCCACCAAGAATCGGGCTAGGCAAATCCTTGTTATTAGTAGTAACGTCTTGTCTGTCTATGTATCCGTGCTTAGTTAATAACACCTTAGCTATCTGTGGATTATATGATCCAGACAGTCCACAGTTGATTAAACGCTGAGCTTGAGAGTTACGCACACGTGTAATAACGTCGGAAAACTCAGGGTGTATCTTCTCCCATTCGTAAATAGTATCCTTGTTAATTCCTAAATATAAGGCTAATCCCTCTATGCTTGGTAGATTAACGTGATTAACTACAATAGGTCTATGTTCTCCTAATAATTCAGTAGTATCTGTAGAAATCTCAAGGTAATTATTCACCGAGTCTATAATCTCCGGTGTGTAGCTTGTAGGTCTTCCAATTTTAGTTTCGCCCATATATCTATATTATACTACTTTCGCTTAAAAATAAATAGACCCCTTTGATAGGATCTATTAAGTTTCTATAATTATTCAGCTACGCAATCTTTTATAGTAGACCATTTACCGAATTAGTTGATATTACGCATAGTTCATTCATATCAACCTGTATACATTCTATCATACTATTGCTTTATTGTCAATACTTTTATCATAGTTCAGGCTACCAACAGGTAAATGTTATGGTTCATACGATCTAGCGTATTTTGGTAACTGTAACTATCTTATTGTCCGTTTTTTCAATTCTCGTTTAATCTCTCGTAATCCGTTTTGAACTTCAAATTTTAATTTGAAGTTGATTTGTTTCGTACAAATATATATCCTTTTGTTAAGTTGTTGTGTGCTGGTTGTTTCAGCTTCTAAGGTGCTATCTAATTATAACATCAATTTATTAAGTTTTTTTCGTTGTTCTGCTCTTAATTCATTCCTGCCAGTAAAATCGCCCTCTGCCCTGCCCTGTAGCCATAGGTTATCTATTCCTTGCATTGGTTCAGGTCTGACTAATATCTTTTCATCTTCGCCTATTATCCTCTCTACATCTGATTTTAGAATATAGTTAGATTGAATATAGTTTAGGATAGCTTCTTTTCCATTACCATTCCAGCCACCACCATCATTAAAATATTTGTCTAATATATTATCTATCCATTCATTACCATCTTCTGTGTTAGGTTGGTTAGTCATTAGATTTCTCCTTAAACTCATATTCATATATAGTTTCTAAATCAAGGGATATTTCAATGCTATCAGTCATACCGTCATTACATTTTCTAACAGTTATACGACCACAAGATATAAGTTCAGTATCAGGTTTCGATAATATTTCCTCTACTAAATCGTAGATGTGTTGGTATATCTCGTTATAGTCAGGTTTTTCATTTACCCAAGTCCACCCAAACAACTTAAATAACGGTGCTACTTTGTGTGCTGCCAGGTCTATTTTAGCTTTTACTATATCATTCATACTACTTTAATCCCTTTCTTTAGTTCGTGGTATTTTTTATATTGATACTCTCGTTCGAGCCTACGACCACATTCTCGACAAGAACGATGTTTGTTTCCTTTCCAATAATATATTCTGGTGTTGGCATCATCTAATTTATGTCCGTGTCTGCATTCTGTACTCTTTTTATTAACCGCTATTGGGCTGATACCCCTAAATACATTTTCTGATGAGGTAACTAATTCTAGGTGTTTTGGATTGACGCACGACCTGTTTCGGCATAAATGGTCTATTTGTAGATGTTTATCAGGAACAACTCCGCTCACAAGTTCAACCATAATTCTGTGAGCAGTTTTAGGTCTTTTATTTATTGTGAAACGACAGTATCCAGATTTAGCTGGATTTGAGAAGTGCCAACATCCATCGGTAATGGTTATCTTTTTACAAAATCTTTCAATAGTTTTAATGGGTTCTTCTAATATACCTGTAGGTAGAGCGTAACTAGGCATATTATACTTCCTCCGTATTAGTTATTAGTTTATTTGACATTAGAGTTGACCCTCGTCATCAGTAATTTCATTTATCATTCTGTGAGTATTTGTCACTAGTCTATCTATTATATACGATACATTACCTGCGTTAAGACCATTTGCTTTACATAGTTTAGTTAATTCAGCGTAATTTATTATCACACCAAGACTACTTATATCTATCCAATCTTCGGGCAATTTTAGTTTACGCATTATTCTATCTCCTTACTGTCTTTTAATTGGTTGATGTTAGCTCGTTTTAACACATCATCAAATGATTTATTTATAGCTTTTTGAGTTGCATCGTGCATATCTTCTTCTAGCTTTTTATACAATTTACCAAGATTGCTCATTGTAACCTTAATATCAGTTATCCGTTCCAAATCTAGCCCACATAATATAGTGCAGATTTCATCAACTGATTTACCCATTATTCTAGCTTCTTCATACATACTATCGTATGCTTCTTTTTTAACTTTTTCGCACTCTGCTTGAGTGTAGGTATCAAATAGTTCTGTAATATCTTCATTAGCAACTTTTACACAATCACCTATCCATTCATCGTCTGGCTGCCCAGTAGTAATAATTGATAGATGCCATAGTATTGTGTCTATCTTTTCTTTTAATCCATCTCTTTTATTAGGTTCTGATTCGTTCATTACAACTCCTTATTTTTAGTTTATCTTCCGACTTACCGAAATAATTAAATAATCCAATTTCACTACCTGACACATCGCACTTGGTACGTATTCGTCTTAGTATAGTAGCTCGTGAAGCCAAAGCTGAGGTACACGTACCACGCAGCCGTGCTACTGTACTCCGTCGCCGACCAGAAGTAGCCCGAAGAGACATCAAAGTTGTGACCTTCGTCAATTACTTTAATAATTTCCCAGCGTTCTGGTAATCTACCGCCCAACTCTTCACAAACCTTAACTGCATCATACCAATCCATCTCGCCAAGGTTTTCTGACCATTCTAGGTCTCCATTTTTTGTCCAAGTGGTTTCTGGTTTTAGGTCGTTTTTGATTTTCTCAAGTTCGTTTTCAATCTTTTTAATTCTTGTTTCGATATTTGTCCTCATTTGATTATTTCTCCTTATTAGTTAATTTTTTAGGTTCTAGGGTAGTCATAACTTTAATATATCCTTTGCTTGTTGTAGTGTCATCTTTTTACGAGCTTCTGCCATTAGTAAATCATCTTTTACTTTATGTATAAATCTTTGGTTGACGCTAGTTATCTCTTTGAACGCAATACCGTATATTTTCTCTGTTTTCTCATCGTATAATACC